TGAATGTGCCCCATCCGGCAAAACTAGTTAAAAAAGTATCTGGGCGACTATTACCCAGTCCGGGGCAATTGATGCGATTGTTGTTGGCTCTTAAACTATCTATAGGGCGGCCAATCTTGATAAGATTTCGGAAAACAGGCGTGGCTATTTGACCAATTGCTGTAGTATCCCCTGCATTATTATAAAAGTTGGGGAGTGCCGCAGTCAATGCACCAGTGCAATTGGTGCTGGTGACACTGCCTTGACTATAACTCAAGCCGCGTGGTCTTGCAAAGGGAGTGCCTGCCAGCCAGGCGCCCTGATAACCAACAGCTACTGGATTCAGTCTCCATCCTTTGTTGACAGTCAGTTGACTTTCAAGGTTTAGTTGTAGTGGTGTTTTCTTGCCGCTATTACTCATGACACAATTACATTCCCACTGCCCTGGACTATACTGTGCCCACAACTGTTTCCACTAGTCACACGAAGTACAGGTGATCCTTCGCATATTACATCTGGACTTGCAGATGTGGTTACTGCCTTTGCATGCACCGCACCAGATGGATGAGGTGTAATCTGACTTACATGCAATCCCACAGGGATACCGTTGCAGACCACAGTGCTGGCGCCGCGCATGATGGCACCGCCCACTTGATTTTTATCACCCAATCTGCTTAACGGTTGCCCCATAGTTTTATCCTAGTACAATTTTCTTGCTTGGTGTCGCAATGCCAGTGGTGGCCTCTATGTATTTAAGGCGAACAGCATCTACTGTTTCTCCATACATTGTGACAGCATTAGTATTTAGTCGCACATTTCGTTCAGGTTCAGCAGTAAACATGCTGGGCATCAAGCCCATGCCCTGATGATTGGGTGCAATACTCAGTGGATGACTGAGTTCAACATAACTGTCCGTGAGACTGACAACCTTGCCCACCAGTTCTTCTCCGCTAGTGAGTTTGAAAGTATAAACTTCTTCTAAATCCAGATTCATCATGATAATTTTGCTCTTAATTCTGTAAAACCGCCCACATGTTCATCATCTAGAAAAATTTGTGGTAGGGTTCGGGCACTGGGCACTGCTTCCAGTAATTGTTCACGTGTCCAGGAACCCTGACTGATGTTTCTTTCTTCATAGTCAATGCCTTTCAACGACAATAGATTTTTTGCCTGTACACAAAAGGGACAGGCATCCTTGCTCCATACTATGGCTCGCATTATAGCTCCTTTGTAATACTTAGTATTATAACTCAGGCAATAGAAGTTTGTCAACAGTATCACTCATGACACCAATAACATAACTAGTACTTTCAGTCTCTTGTAGTGCAGCCTGTTTTTTGTTCAAGTTTACATGTTTGTTGAACCAGGGAATGGGAGTGGACTTGGGGTGGGCCCCTTGGTATTTGATACCAATATCACGCAAGCGATTGTAAGCTGTCCAGTCCACAAAGTCACGCAAGATTTCGGCATTCAAGCCGATAACTGGACCCTTCTTGAACAGATAGTCTGCCCAGTTCTTTTCTTCAGTGATCACTTCCTCATACAAGGCATACACTTCTGCGGTGGTGTCTTGGGCAATTTGTGCAAAGTCTGGATCATCTTTGACCACTTGATTGATAATCCAAGCGGTCCATTCAGTGTGCAACAGTTCGTCCTGTAGGATCAGGCTGATGATGTTGCCGTTGCCAATATAAATCTTGTTTTCAACCATGGCCAAGCTGGTGGCAAAACTAACCATAAAACGGAATGCTTCTAGTGCATAACTGGCATGCAGTGCCATCCAGATGGCTCGTTTGTGCGCCTGTAAGTCAACCTTCTCACCTAGTTCTTTGCGGCAATTCAACTGATGCAGTTCTTCATAGTAACGACCCACATTGGCGGCCATGTTCACTATCTCATCTGTGTCATGTATGGTGTTGAATACTTCCTTGGGCACACCATAGATGTTACGAATAATGTGGCTGTAACTCTTGCTATGGATAGCAGTCTCAAAAAAGCTCCAGTTACTGACCAGTGCCTCCAGTTCAGGAATACTGATAACTGGTGTAAAAACCTGTGCTGGTGCACGACCCTGAATACTATCTAATGCCGTCTGACGCAGCAAGTTGCTGGTAAATATATGTTTGACTGCTTCAGTAGAATCCTTGTGATCAATCTTGTCCTGGGTCAGTGTGATTTCTTCTGGCACCCAGAAAAATCCACGTGCAGTTTCCTCAAACTTTTGCAGTTTGGGATACTTGACTTCTTCAAATCTCTGCACTGTGACTGGACCAGCAGGGTCCAGGAACATGTGACGCTTCAAATAGTTTGTGTGTTTGCCTAAATTGTATTGTTCTTTTGACATTTTATTTTTCTTTCTTATGTTTACAGTTATCATTGTGCCATCTAGTAATATTAGATAATCTCGCAGTGAATCCGCAATTCCCACAAGTGGCCATCTTCATAAATCGCTCACTAGTTTTCTTTTTGTGTTCTTCTGTTCTTTCATATATTACTTGTTCTTTTCTCTTATAAGGTTCAACAGAATCAGTTTGCACATATCTCAGTTGTTTTTTTCTGCAATGGCCAAAGTCGCCGTCAGCAGTATACTTTACATTAGATGGACTAGTGCCTAAGTCTGCGGCACAAGAACTTATTGAATCATACTCTTTATAGAATGTACCGTCGAGATTGTAAGAATATACTTTTACTTTTTTTTCTTCTGCTGCTTTTAGGAGTCCCGTCACTATTCGTGGAATATCCTTCTCATTGTGCTTTTTACCGAGCATTCCTTTAGGGTGCTCATTTTCTTTATGCCATTCTATCATAGAAGTAGATGCATCCATGGCACATTTCCTTCTAATCCATCCAAACAACTTATTATTAGTTCTTCTATCAGTGTGATGTACGGTCATCAGTTGAGTTGCGCTTGCCAATCCTCTAACTTCAGGATACATTTTCACTAATAGTTGATGTGCCAAGTAATGCTCTTCGGGCGTTAGTTGAACCAAATTTTCAACAGAATCTGCTCCACCCATACATCTAGGAAGTATATGATGTTTTTCAAGATAACCATCCATCATTCTATTCTTGCCTCTAGTTATTAGTAAATCGTAGTACTACGATTTACTATTTTTTGTTACAGCTTGCAACTTTCGCAATCAGCATCCTCATATTCGACTGCGGCTGGAGGAGTAAATGATATTATATTACCTGCGTCAACGATAGATTTCTTTGCTCCTGTTTTGGAAATAAGGCTGTAATAAAAAGTTTTGAGGCCGAAGTGTACACCTAGCATCAAGTTTCTAGCAATGATCGTGCCAGGAACCTTGCCGCCTTCATAATGTGCAGGGTTATAGAATGTGTTGGTACTGATACTCTGATCCACATATGCAGCCAGCACGGCAGCAGTTTTCAGATAGTCAACGCAATCAGTTTGTTCCCACATCAACTGATAACGATTCTTCAGTCGCTTGTAGTCTGGCACCACTTGCACAAAACTACCAGCCTTACTTTCTTTGACGCTGATCAACTCCATGGGCATTTCAATGCCGTTAGTGCTGTTCAGTACCACACTGCTGCTTTCAACTGGAGCAATGGCCATGAGTGTGGCATTGCGAATGCCACTACGCTTTATACGCTCACGTAGTGGTTCCCAATCAATACTGGGAGCAAAGTCAGTCAATTCGTTTACACCTTCAGCGCGGCGCTCCCAGGGGAATACGCCACGACCATACCATGTGTGCTGGCTGCGCTCACAGGCACCACGTTCTTCGGCCAGTTCAACACTGGCTTCTGTCAAGTAGTATGCCTGATGTTCCATCCAGCGTTTTACATCAGCCAGGGCAGGTGCATCACCATAACGATAACTGCGGCGTGCATGCCAGTAGGCCAGGTTGGTAATACCCACGCCCAGTGGCTCAAAGTCCTGATTGGCTAACTTACTCTGAACGCTCAGGAAGTCCTGATAGTTCAGCAGGTTGCTCAGGCTGCGGACCAGCACACGGCAGGCCTTACGCATGTCTTGTGGATTACGGAACGCTCCCCAGTT